CCACTTTCTAGTGTTGTACCAAAAACATTCTGATATTGATTCCATGTAGTTACTACAGTAGGAACTTCAACTGGACCTTTAACCGTTGGTCCTATAATTGCAGCACCTACAGTAATTGGTCTTCTTTGAACAAAAGAGGAATCATTTTCTCTTGCTAAGACCCCGGGTGAAATGAGTACTTCTGCCATTTGATTTTAAATTAGTTTTTAATTTTGTTATAAATATGGCAAAGTTCTTCAAAAAAATACTAGGCACTAATAAATTCTCCTTTTTCAAGGTTAATTGTTCCGTCTCCATATTTTTGTTGTAGATCTTCACCTAATTTTGTTTCTTCTTGATATAATTTTACTAATTCTTCTTTTAAATATTTTTTCTGTGATTCTAATTCTTGAATTCTAATTTCAGTAATTCCAAATCGTTCTACTAGTTGCAAATATTTTTCTTGAATTGATTTTAAAGATTGAATTTCTTCTTGTGTTAAAACTTTTGTTGTCATAAATTTAATTTTAGTCTATAAAAAATGTATAAAATAATGATGTAGGTAATGTTCCCAGATTCCAATTAATTGTATTTAATGTACCTCCTGTTGTATAAATAGTTCTACCATTAGAGCTATCAATATATGCTCCACTTACATTAAATACATTAGCATTTGGAGCATTAAAACTAACTGACCATGATGCTCGAGTTGTAGGAGTAGCACTAGAACTCATAATAATAGGAGAAGCAGCATTGCTACTTGATAGATTTACAAAATTGGTAGTTCTATATTCTTTTTGTCCATTTGAAATTGCATCTTGTAGAGTAATACGTCTTCCTGGGGTTGTACATATTAATCGAGAGCAAGTCCAGGTGTCTGATCCTGTAAATGCGACATTTCCTGCTACTCCTAAATTTAGTTCATTTGTAATAGTGAGAGGAGATATAATATTAATTAATGATCCTCTATTAGTTGAGGTAGATCCTGAAATTGTGATATTATACCAGGGAATGCTATTGCCTGCGGTATTTAAAGATGCAGAATTTCCTAAAGATAATGTAGAAATTCCAGTATTTACATTTCCAGCAATATATGTGAATGTGCCGCTATCATATGTTAAAGGAATTGGAGTTGTAGTTATATTATTAGGAATAGTCCCAGATGCACTTAAAGGATTAGATATAAGAACTTGAGTAGATGGTTTATCTATAATAATATCATTTCCTTTTCCATTATTTATAGGGACTAATAGTGAATATGTAGCTGGAAGATCTCCAGTCATTATAATAGGAGTATTACCTCTTAATTGGCCTAGTGATGTTGGGAAAGGAGGAAAAGCTATAGAATATGTAGAATGTATATTTTGTAATACAGTAAAAGAAGGATTAGTTAATGAACTACTATTTAAATTATTTAAAGAATTAATAGTAGATAATGATCCTGAGCAAACTAATGAGCTAGATAATATAACAGATTGACCTCCAAGTATATTTAGATCCCAAATTGATCTATTTTGAAAATTAAATAATACTCCAGGGCCAGTAGATATATTTGTTGAAGATAGTAAAGTATTATAATTTTGTGCTGTGATATATGACCATGTAGGAAATGTCGATATAGAGGTAGCACTAGTATTAGATATAATTCTATTTGTGCCACCACTTCCCCAGATTATAGATCCATTAGAAGAACTAATATCAAAATCTATATGTAGTCCTACACCTGAGCTAACTGTGTTTGTAATTAGAGTACCTAAAGGAGGAGGACTTATATATCCAGTTCCATACATAACAATTTTGGGGCCTCCGCTGGAAAATCTAGTAGTAGTATATATAGAATTATTAGTACTACTAAACCCTGGGATTATATTTCCTCCAACGTATATAATTTTAGATCCTCCAGTAGTAGTTATTGGAGTTCCAGATGATAATATTAGAGAACCTTGTATACGATCAAAGAGAGTATTAAGATTAGAAAGAGAAGTATTTTTTGCTAAATATACATCACTTGATATATTAAATGAAGCCATTCCGGGGGATCCTCCTCCTCCTAAACGTAAAGCATTCCATATATTAGTAGTACTTCCACTCATATTTAATCTCCATGTTCCTGCACCGCTTGATCCTCCGTAGAATTGTAAAATTGAAAATGGAGTACATAAAATAGTAGCATTAGCATTAACATCAAATGAAAGAGGAGTTGAAAGAAAAGACTGGTTAGATACCATATTAAAAAATAATCCTCCTCCTAATGTTTGATAATTAGGACCTAAAGATCCAGTCAATCTAAAAATACTTTCAGATGCTATAACTACATTATACCCAACATTAGCATTTGTTTCCCATGAAACAGAACCAGAAATAGTTAATGTTGGAATTGGAGTAACGGAGTTGATACCTAGTCCTCCAGAGCCTGTAACTATTGCGGTTTCAGATAATTTATTTTTTAGTATGAATTGGGTAGAAGGAGTAAATGCTATAGTACCTACACTGCCTGGATTATTGAAGAATAGATTATTTACAATAACACTTCCTGAAAGATGAGTTGTAGTGCCTGGAGATGAGGGTCCAAATGCTGCTTGATGTTTAAATCTATATATTTCTACATTTGCGCTAGAGGAAATACTTTTAGGAGTAGTTGTATTTCCGGCATTCATTAAAGTTAACCACCCACTTCCTGTAAATGTTGGAGTACCATTTATTGTAATTCCTGTATTTGATGTAGATGTGTTAGAGGATCCTACTTGTAAATCAGTATTTAATGTAATAAGACTAGTATATCCGGATTGTATTGTGAGAGTTCTACAAGTTGATAATGCAGTTATAGTACAAGGGTTATTATTAGGTCCAAAAATTACATCGTCAAAAATTTGGGGAGCTATAGGTGATGAAGGAGATGAACTCCAATTACTTGCATCGCTCCAATTAGTGCTTGTTCCTCCTATCCAAGTATATGTTGCCATTTATATTAAAACTATTTTTTAGATTTATGATTTTAAGTAATTGATTGTAACTGTAGCTCTAGTGATTGTAGTAGAAGCAGCAGGAACTCTAAAAGTAATTACATTTCTATCTGTAAATGGAACTGAAATACTTCCGGAATGAATGCGAGTAGAACTAGGTAATTGTAGTGATTGTAGAGAACCTGAATTACCGGCTTGGAATTCTGTAAATGAACTTGTATATAAATTTATAGTAAATGGTGTTCCTTGAGTTTGATCTACAGCTATAGCCCAATTAACAAGAGTTCCACTACATGGCATTGCTAGATATCCTTTTTCTCCTGGGGTGAGTGTACCTCCATTTCCATCCATTGTAGCTCCAAAACTTCCACTTTTAAGTTGAGGGCTTGATATTGCTGAGGAGGCAGTATATGTTAATAAACCTGAAGATGTATTATATGTAATTAAATGGCCGGATCCACCAGATTCGGCTGCTCCACTTACAATTAGTGAACCACTAATTTGAAATGTAGAACTTGAAGCAAATATTAAATTTGATCTAGTAGAATCAGAAGTTCCATTACCGATTATAAATGCATATAATGCACTACTGCTTAGGTTGTATCGACCTTGAACATGTTGATAAGATCCTGAAGATACTGTACCTAGACCTTCGGTATGAGAATAAGCTCCTATTGCGGTAGTAATTTCACCTTCAGCATGTGATGCATATCCTTTTGCTATAGTGCCACTTCCTTCAGCATGTGAATACGAGCCAGATGATTGGGTAATCTCTCCTTCAGCATGTGAATATGTACCTACTGCTTGAGTAGTATCTCCTTCTGCATGTGAATATTGTCCTATTGCGGTAGTGTTTCTTCCTTCAGTATGTGAGTAATTACCTGATGCTACAGTAGATAAACCTTCAGCATGTGAATATTGTCCTACTGTTTGAGAACCAACTCCTTCAGCATGTGATCCTATTCCTTTTGCTGTAGTGCTACTTCCTTCAGCATGTGAGTATGAACCTGATGCTGATGTACTAAATCCTTGTGCATGTGAATATATACCAGGAGTAGTAACAGTATTACCTTGTTGTAATGATTGACTTTGGTAGATGAAAGCAAAACTTGCAGTACCAGCAAAAACACTTGCACTATTGAATTGGATTTGAGTATTTGATCCACCTGGTGTTCCTGATCCTCCTCCTGACCCTGTATCTACTGTAAGAGAAAATGAGCTGAGAGGAGTAAAGAATGTAATTACATTTGAACTAGCTGGAATAGATGCGCTATATATATTGTTTTCTGCCCAACTTGCTGTTCCTAAAAATGAACCTGTAAAGCCACTTTGGCCAGAAGTAATTGCGTTAGTACTACCTGAGATGGTATTTACAACGTTTATTGTTTCGTTTATTTTAGTTCTAGCAACAAGACCAGAATCATTATTGAGTAATGGTGATAAAGGCATTTTTTATTATAAATATTAAGTATTTTGGATATTATTTATATCATTAACAATTTGTTCAGATACTGTTACTCTAACGATATCTGGAATTTGTTTTAAAGCAGTAGTATCTTTTTGAATAGTATCAGGAATGATATATCCATTCAGCTTAATAGAAAATGTACTACTAACTGTTCTTTCTTCTTTATCTGCTAATTCTGTTTTTATAGCGAATGAATCAATCATTGCTCTAAACTGGAAACGGGAAGGATCACCCCAATACGAATCGGAAGCATACTCAATTGCTTCAATGATTTTATTTAATTGATCCATATAGTAAGTATTAACAGCACAACTATATGTTAACGTAATATAGTCAGGTATTACTACAGCATATTTTACTTTTTGGGGTTTTACATTATTTAACACACTAAAATTGTCGTATGCATTTCTAGCAGTGTATAATTTTTGATGAATAGCTATATTATTTGGATTATTTGCATCTAACTTATTAGCTATAGTTCTTACTTTATCAATACTATCTCTTTTAAACATGATGATAGGCATCATGATTCGACCTTGAGCATCTCTAAAATATCCAAATTTTTGAAATGAAGCCCATTTTTCTGGAGAACCATATATTACTGGAACTTCAATTCTTGTTCCATTTTGGATTACAAATGGTTTAATTACGTTTGTAAAATAATACATTATAGATTCATCTATATCTTGGATTCCAATAGAAAATGGTTTAGTAGAATCTCCCTTAAATGATAATTGATCTGCTCTATTAGGAGCATTGTTATTTGGATTTTCAGTAGGTTGAAACCCTTCTCCTCTTTGTTCAAGAGGAGTATGTTGAGAAATACTAAGTTCTCTCTGTGTTTTTGGGATGGGTGTTCTACTGTTTTTAGCCATTATAATAATCTAGTTCTTTGGATGTTAACACGATCTGTTGGGATGTAATGACAATCACATAATATACCTACATTATATCCAAAATCTTCCAGTCCTGGGTTTAATGGGTTTGGATTATTTGGATAGTCAGGATCTTTACCTACGAAATATTGGGTTGCTCTAGCATTATCTACTTCCCAATAACTTTCATGATATAATATAACATCTCCAACTTCAGGAACCAAGTTTGCTTCAACTAAATCATCACGTAAAAATGCAAAAGTTATAGGCCAATCAAAATTTACACCTAATTCACTAGTAGGATTTGAAGTAACACCAACATTAATTAATGCATTTAATAAAACAGGTTCTTCAAAGAATTTTCCACCTGATGATTCACCATACATGTTTATAACTGTTTCTTTTAATCTATATTTGTAGAAAGCACATTGTTGAGAAATAATATTTCCCATCAATTCTCTATTGAGTTTTCTAATAAATGATACGTCTCGACTAGATCCGAATAAAGCCATTTTATCCTATATAAATTTGCATTGGTGATTTACTTAATTCACTCATAGCGGCATCACTTTCTGCTTGTTTTCTTTGAAGTAATGCTTGACGAGACGTTTCATCAAAATAGGTTCTTAATCTTTCAACTAATGCTTGTTTTTCAGCAGTTGCTGCAGTAATTAAGTCTCCAGAATTTAATGAAATTTCTCTTTCAGGAATTGGGATAGTATTTTGGTATTTACCTCTAACATATCCTAACATTTCTTTACATAATGCTAAAGCATATTCAAATATCCATTGTCTCCCTACTGAATTGATTTGTGAGTATACTGGATTTGTAAAATTTACATTTGAAGGATTTGTGATAGAATATGGTGTTTGTGTTATTGCGCTAGCAAATCTTTCTTCTAATGAGATATATTGGAACCAAATTTTATGTCCATCTTCTGGGGGGATTGGAAATATTCTTAATTTATTATTTATTAATTCAAATGAATAATCAGCTAGAGAAACTTGATTTTGCATTTCAACTGCTTGAGCAGTTTGAATTAATAAACTAGTAGGATACATTAAAAATCCTGTAGATCCGAACAATCCGTAAGTACCAACAGCTGGAACACCACCTAAACCTGAAAATATATTTAGGTTATAAACTTGATTAACCGCCGGGATTGGTTGCCAAAATACTCTTTTGATTTCTATTCCTCCAGTTACATTATTTTCTATAGCCCACTGATCAAAATCATAGTCTTGAATTGAAGCTGTAGTTGTGAATGAACCGCTATACCAAGTAACATTCCCTCCGGCTCCTGCTTCAGCAGCATATTGTTGAGTTAATCTAATTATTCCAGCCATTGACGGGGTAGTAGTGGCATGATTTAGATTAGAAGAGGTAGGGGCTCCAATTACATTTAATAAGTTATCTCTAACTTGAAAAGCATATAATTCATTCCCGTATATTGTAACTGCCATTTCAAAAGCAGTATAAAAATTTAAATCTTGTAATTCGACATCCATAATAGGATATCCTAGACGTTGAGCACAAAATTTAGCTACCCTATCTGCATCAGATTGAAATTGATAATCATAATCATAAAATCCAAAAGGAGTATCTCCTGGTTGAAATGAGGAACTACCGGGATAAATAGGAATGTTCATTATCTATAAGTTTGTTATAAATATTGAACAGTTTAGAATTAATTAACGAATATAAATTTTTATTTTTTTAAGACCTACTAATATTTAAATACTACAAAGAATTTAAATAATTAATAGCATCATCCACAGTAGAATAAGTGTTTCCATTGAAAGAGAAGTCTGCTATTGTAATGCAGAATATACCCTCTGATGTGTTTAACGCAAAAGAGTTTTCGTCATTCTTAGTCCATTTAGGTTCATAAAGATCTGTGCTAATATCTGATTGACTAACTAAGCTATAAAACTGAGCAGAAGAACTTGTGATATTAATATTTGTCATACTTTTTCTATTAGATAATATGATGTTCTAACCACATCGGCAGTAGCTGAGCTTAATTGGCACATAAATATTAGATATTGGTCTACGGTCCAATTAATGTTTGCAGTAGTAAAGGATGTCAATGTATTAAAGTCTGTAAATGTACTTGCTCCTGCACCTGTTGCTTGTGTATTATTAGAAGCCTTAATTGCTAAGTATCTTTGGAATCCATTACTATTTGAGTTGGTAAAGCCCGGAGTAATAATACCCAACTGAATTGCACCAGATAATGAAGCAGCAGTATTGGCATAAAGCTTACAGGTTATTGATGAGGCTGTTCCTGTCTTTGTAACACGCCATGTTACTCTTACAATATCACCTACAGTAAAGGTATTAGCAGGTATTAATTGACTTGCTGAAATCTGCTCAGTTGCTACCCCTGTAATACCCGTACCATCCGTAGTTGATTTATATATAACAGGTATACTTGTAGGGAATGTAGCTAATGAACCGTTTCCCCTAATATATTGAGCCGTAGTTCCGTTAGCTGTTATAGCTATTGCAGGAGTAGTTGTTGGGTTAGTTACAGCAACAGATAATGCAGGACTTGCAGGACTTGGTACAGAAGCAGATACTGATGTTACAGTACCACTACCCCCACCGTTTATTGCATAAGACGCTGTTAATGCATATGATGAACTTGTAACTGTTCCCACTACATTTGATGCTTCTATATAGGATGCAGTTGTTGCAGTTCCTGAAAATGAACCTGTAAATCCTTCTGTAGATGTCACACTTCCGCTGAGTATTGCAGGTCCTATATTAGTAAAAGTTGATGAGCCTGATATTGTAAGTGAGCCAGTAATAGTTGTACTACCTGTTATATTTACTGTATTGGTACCCCAAGTTAAAGTTTCAGTACTTCCATCTAAACCAATTAATTTTCTATCTCTATAGTTAACAGAGGGTAAAGCCGTATTATCAGATAATAATCTATTTTCATAAGATATAGATAATGTATCGCTAGAATCTAAGAGTCTTCTAGCAGTAAAATCAATAGATCCACTACCAAAAGTATCATTTAATTGAGTTTGTAATTGGTATTGATCAAGAGTATCTATTTGTAAAATTTGACCTGAAGTACCTGGTGGTAATCCGTTTAAAGCATATGATGCTGTTTCTGCATAAGAGCCAGATAGTGAATAGCTTGAACTGTTAGCATATGAGCTTGATAGAGCATAACTTGATGATAATGTATATGAACTGCTCAATGCATAACTTGCACTTAATATACTATTTGAACCATACGGTCCATAAACATTTGATGCTGTTACAAAAGATGCTGTTAAAGCATTAGTTGCCCAACTTGCTGTACCAATTAGTTGTCCTGTAAATGAACCAGTAAATGAACCTGTGTTACTTAAAAATTGATCTATCCTATTTACGGTTGCTATAATAGACGGAACTGCAGGACCAATTGCTGGTGTAGCAGCTGTTAACTGAAGATCTGTTCTATCTGCAGTCCACATGATTTGGAAATAATCATTAGCTGCTGCGTTTACAAACCAATTCCAAGCTGCAACTCCTTTACCATTTTGTGATAATTCAATAGCAGTATTAGTTTCAGTTAAATCAATTCCGTTTTTTCTTAACCAAATATAAGTAGTACTAGTATTTCCTGTACTTGTTTTTTCTAATTGAGCCGAAAATTGAATATCATATACACCAGCGTTTTCAGTTTTTATATAGGTATTGAATGGACTAACTGAACCTGATATTGTAACACCGTTTGTAATGTCTGTATTATTAAAAGACATTGAATGAATTACATTAGCTACGGGATTAGTTTGTGTAGTAGTGTCATAAAAACTACCATATGAACCAGTAGCTGTATTTCCATATACTCCACCACCTCCGGTTGAACTGATTGTTACTTGGCCTAAACCATTTGTTGGAGATAGTGATATATTTGGTCCTGCTAATATTTGAGTTACACCTCCATTTAAAGCATATGATGCTGTAGTTGCATATGATGCACTACCTAATAAAGAACCAGTGAATGAACCTGTAAATGAACCTGTGGCTGATAAAGTAGTTCCATCCCAAGTTAAATTAGGAACTCCACCAAAAGCTCCATTATTGTTGTATTGGATTTGAGTGTTTGAACCGCCTGGTGAGGTAGTTCCTCCTCCTCCACCTCCACCACCACCTACTCCTCTAAATAACCCTCCAGGTACAATAGTAAAATCAGCACCTACTGTAAATGTACCATCTCCTTTAATTATTATAGCTCCTAAATAAATAGCATTTGCAGCTGTGTTTGGTGCCTCAGTAAATGTTTCAATGTTTATATTAGCGATAGCCTCTGATTCAGTTGAATATACTGCATTACCATAATAAACTACTATAGCTTTAGAAACTGAATTTGGAAACCAATATACTCTTTGAATTGACCAGCTATTATTAGCTACACCTGTTAAAGTACCGTTAAGTGAATATTGGGTTGGGTCTATTGTAGTGTATCCTGCTCCTGCGTTTGTATCATATACAAAATTAGATCCGGATTGTCTGTATCTAAATATTTTAGAAACATTTGTTCCTGGGTCTGTTACATAAGATGGGTTATTTGGATCTGTTGGATAATTAGCTCCATCTGCAAATGAGGTACCGCTTCCAACTGTTAATCCACGAGATGAACTTGTCGCTATGGCATGTCCTGATATTTTTAGAGGTCCAAAAGCAGATATAAATACATTTGATCTTTGTTTCCATCCATATGCTACAGAAGGTTGTGTTTTTACACCATTTATTGATGATCGATTTTG